ACCGCTTCTAAAACGTTTGTTACTGCTAGTACTGCAGCGCGAATAGAGTCTAAAGAATTAACTGCATTGACTGCAACACTTGCTTGTCTTCGTAATTCAAAAGCTGCTCTATTTTCTACAAGATTACCTAAAGAACCTGCTGAGGGATTAGTAATTGTGTCCCAACCAGCAACTGCTGTATAGATCTTATTTAAAGCTCCCGAAGCACAAGCAATAGCTCCTTGGGTTTGATTTTGGAATTCTATAGTAACTGAACCAGTGGAAGGAATTGTCCCAGAAGTAATAGCGGAATAAAGATAACCGCTAGAATCTTGAGCAACTGCTCCAATTGGAATAATTGTACCCACTGCGCCTGTACAAGTAGCGTTAACTACTGTACCAGATCCAGGAATACGAGTCATAAAATAAATATAGCCAATAGCATCTTGCCAAATACCCGAAGCCATTGCAGGATTTACTTGGTTTGCTATATAAGCTATTTCATCATTTTTTTCACCAATAATTGCAGTTTCTGATTGCGCCAATTGTCCTTGAGGCGTTTGTAAAGCTGGGTTAACTCCGCCTCCAAAAGCTGCATTTATATCCGCTTGAACCCCAGCAAGAATATCTGTTTCCTGTGGTAAAGAAGGTGAACCATTCACCCATGTAATTGCTGGTACGTTAGTACTCATTTAAACTCCTCCAAAGGCGACCGTATTGGTCGTACCATCCGTATCTACTACTAAAATTTGTCCGCTTAAAACGCGATCCTCAAAAGAGTTAAACTGAACTTGAGCGGATACTACATTAGGTATAGTTAAAGCTTGAGTTACATATTGCTGACTAACATATTGTAACGGAGGTAATTCCCCCAAAATTTGTTGCCAATAAGGAACGCCTAAATCATTATCATACCAGCATTCGCCTAAAAAAGTTCTAGCCGCGGAAGCTACGTCTTGAGCTATGGAATAAGGAACTTCTGCCAAAGCAATATTGCTATTGATGTCTAATACCAAATCCCAAGCATCTTGATCTAGAAGTAAAGTATTTTGAATAATTGTCATACTGGAGTTCCTGTTTGACCGCTTCCTGTTGTTACGCCACCATGTTTATGAGTATGAACACTTGTACCATTAGCTGTAACGTCACCTGTCACAGTCATTGATCCTCCAAATGTAGCATTACCTGAATAGGAACCTGCACCTTGTTGTACTGCGCCATTTAGTACAATACTTGGCGAATTTATAGTACAAGCAGTGGAAGCATCTATTTCTACGTTTGGTGCGTTTATTGTAACCTTAGTAGGGGATAAAATGGTAATCCCGGAGGCATTAAATTGAATATATTGCGTAGGTGCTGCACCTATAATGGTCATTAGATAAACCATGTCGGACATATCGGTTTTACGATTTGAAGCAGGAGCTGATACCCCTCCGGTATTTTTTACCGCAGATATATCCCTATCGCAAACGGTAGCAATGCCAATATCTCCTACTACGGGGTCCAAAATAACTCCGTTTGCTCCGCCTTGTATTCTCATGTAAGGAACGTTATAAATAATCCCATGAGGCCAAACTTGTCCATTACCGTCTAAAGCACTTACTAAAGGCTGAACATTAACTGTTCCTATAGGAGAAACTCCCCCCGAATTAGATACTGCAATAACTTTAACTGGCATTGAAGTTCTAATCCCTGACAATGCAGAGCGGATTAAAAATTGAATCCTACCTACTTCTGAAGTGTAATCTGCCGCTACTGCATTAAAAGCAGTTGTATTAGTTTCTTGGGACATAAGCGCTCGGACTTAAAACAACAGTAGTAAACCAAGGACCTTCTGGGCTTAAAGTACTAATCTCATGAGTTGAGTCTTGAATAGGAGCTTTACCATTAGCTTTAGGAATGATAGTCTTTAGATTCACTGTTCTACCGTTTATAAGATTTTGATTGAATTCTGTTTTAATGCTAAATCCAATATCATTATAAGTGGGATAACCTACTAAACCAGTTTCTGCGCTTACGTCTATTACCATATCGTCTCTTGTACCATCGTTAGGCCAAATGGAAACAACGTTACCATCTATAGACAAAGGTATGCAAGCAGCTTTTGCTATTTTTTGTATTTGGTTGATAATTGAGCCATAAACATATTGATTCTGGATAACTGCATGAGCTCCGTTATTTTTAAAAGTCCAAGGCTTACCCATTTGGGCTACTAAAGACTCTATAAGCGTTTCTACGTTTTGAGTTCCTTGCCAACTATTAGCTGCTACTGGATTTGCTTTCTCCCATAATCCTGCTTGTGCGCTACAAACAAAACTTACTTCTGGTACGGAAGAGAAATCTATATAACTTTTTAATAATCCGCCGCTAAATATTTGACCCACTGCTTCGCCTTTATTGCCAGCTAAAACTGTCACAGATATTCTATTTAAAGCTAATGCTCCAGCAACAGTGCTAGAACCTGTGCTGGAGTACTTATTCATGTGTTCTAAGGTCATACCATAGACTACAAGTTGTAAACTTGCAGCGGCGTTATTTCCTCCCGGATTAGAAATAATAGCTTGACTACGAAGCCCTTCTAAATAAACCTCTTGCCCATCTATAGAGAAGATAAGATTTATTTGTCTTTGCTTAAAACTCATGATTGATAAATTAGTTGGTAACGCGAACCAAGGCCATCATAAGTAGGATCTGAAGTTCCTTTAGTGTCCACAAAAGCCAATTGGCCCACAAAGCCTAAGTATGTTTCTCTTACTAGCCCTACCAGATTTAAACAAATCATTGATTGCACTATAGGATTACCATCTATTGCTAAATCAAAATAAAGACCGGTATTTTTCTGGTATAAGTTAATAGCACAATTTTGGCTATTTAATTGGATAGTAAAAGATTGAGCTGGCGTAGCTGTAATAGGAATAGTTTGTATAGTCATTTTATGCCGATTCCGCCAGTAGAATTTGCCCCGAAGGAACCAAATGAATTTGTAGGAGCAACAGGAGAAAGTTGTCCTAAAGGGGTTTTGGAAGCTCCGGATGGGGCGGTTGTAGGAGGCGCTGCTATTTGCGCTATTCTAATTTGTTGAAGATATAACTGAGCTATAATTAAAGTAGCTCCATGCATTGATTCTTTTCTATAATCTACATGAACTAAATTACAACTGTCGTATTCTCTTTCGGGGGTACTTACTTTAAGTAATTCCGTAGAATCCATTCCTTCTTGCAATTCGGGTAAGAAATTCAGCTTTTTTCATTTTTCCATTACCACTACAAGTAACTGTGACTCTAATATCAAAAGGCATAGCTACTTTATTATAGCTTTGAAATCCTCCTTTTTCCATAGGATAAGTAGGGATTTTCCTGTCTTCTCTATATTCAAAAGCCACAAAAGAATCAGGCTGAATAAAGTAACCCCCGGTGGAACTTAAAATTGCCCATTTAGGCCCGAAAAGATCTGCTGGGAGTAATTGACCAACTATATTAAGAGCAGCTCCTACAAACTGAGAGTTATTGCTTCTAGCTAAAGCAGGAACTCCAGGCAAAGCTGGAACATTAGGGTAAGGTATTAAAGGCATTAGTCAGATCCTAACATAGCCGAACCCATCATGGCATTATTTTTTAGTTGTCTTGGCAAATCTCTAGCCAAGCCCGTAGCATCTGTAGCATTTGTATGAATGTTCATATTTTGGATTGATACTTCGGAAGTATTATTAATATTTCTACCGCCTCCTTGGGCGTTTACTCTTGAGCCGATCATGCCTTCGTTATTTTGCATTGCTTGTCTAAGCATTGACAGTTGATTGGCATCTATATGCTGATTTTCTCCTAAACCAGTCATAGCCATTACATTTTTAATAGCATTAGGCGCATCTTTTAAATCTGCACCACTACCTAACCAACCTTTAGTATTACCAGAACCGTAGTAAAGTTTATGTAATGTATCTAAACCTCTGTTATATTTACTTTTTAGTAAAGCTTCTTGTGCTGCTACGCCTGCATCCATGGAAGAGAAGATGGCAAAACCATCTTTGTCTTGTCCTACAGCTCCTGCTTGCCCCGCAAATTTTAAATTACCTGGATTATTATTTCTAAGATTTCTAGGTAAAGCCCCGGAAGAAGAAACTCCTTGTTCTGGTTTGCCAGCTTTTTCAGCATCCATTGCTTCTACTTTACGTTTAGCACTTTCCCTAATAGGATCTAAACTGCCAGAAAATAATGCCCTAAAACCTAATATAGAGTATTGCAAACCTTTATTTACTAAACTAATCGGGGTAAGCAAAAAGTCATAAATGGTATTACCGAGACTTTGTGCTTGTTTCTTAGTCTCTACCCATTCTTTGTTTAGCTTATTAGCGTTTTCAGAGTTTTCTTGAATAACTCTATTAAGGGAATCGAAATCTTTAAATTGCTTACGTAATGCTTCGCTTCCTTGTTCAAGCAATAAAAAGCTTTTCTCGTCTATACCTAATGATTTAGCCCAAGAATAAGTAACTGCTTCTGTATGAGTTTTTCTAAAATTCGCAATGGCATCGGATAATTTGTAAAGATCAACTGTTTGGGAGTTAATGTCAAAAGCTTCTAAAGCCCCTAGCATAGCCGCTGGTTTTAGTACTTCTGCATTACCTCTAGTAATTTCTGCAAGACTTTGTTGTAATCCTTGAATAGTGCCAGTCATTGTTTCAATACTGCCACCGGTAATCTCTGCCATATCTCCCCAGGTTTTTAATTCCTGAGCGGACATGTTTAATAAATGAGCTGAACGCCCTACTTCAACGTTTGCTTTAGTAGTATTTGCTACAAAGTCTTTAATTTGGGAAACACCAACATACGCTAAAAAATATTCCAATACTGCTTGAGTAGTTTTATTAAACTCATTGGCAGTTTTTCTTGCCTCGTCTTGAGTTTTCTTAGCGGTTTTTTGTTGCTGTTCGTCAAACTTGCGAAGTTCTTCTACTGACTTTTTTTGAGCTGAATCAAACTTGGATGTATCTAATCCTAATTCGATCAGTAAGCTATCAATGATAGTTGGCATTATTGTTGACTCGCAATATAGGAATTATGTCGGTCCACTGAATTTATTTCTAACAATATCCATAAATCTTCTGTGCCATATACTGTATCTAATTCATGTAAGCTGGCTAATCTTGAAGATACAACAGTTGCTATCGTTTGCGGGGAGGCTTGATAGTCAACGTACCGGTCTCTGCTTTTGCTTGAGCTTTTGATTCCGAAGTCGACTTGCTTTCGCTTAAAAAAAAATCCATATGGAGGTTCCAGACAGCTTTTCTAAGCAGAAGTCTGGTTTGTACCTCTTCGATGTCATCTTCTATTAAAGGGCGTTTGATGGATGGACTGGGAACAAATTGTACACAGTCCATCATCTCATCTAAAAGTGGCTTAGCGGCTTCGAAAGGAATTTTCAATAGATTCATATAACCTACTGCTAAAAGTCCTGCCATGCCTTGTGCAGCTAGGTTCTCGGGTATTTCTAAGCCAGAGTTCCCAACAGCTAGAAGCGCTTTAATAGCCCAATTTTCCGCTTTAGTTGCAGGCATTTCAGTAAGATGAAATGCTTTGCCCTTATCACGACCTATTTCTGCTATAAATGACGCTTCTTTTCTAGCCATTTTAAAATCTATCCTCTATTAGATTTGACCACCGATAATACGTTGCCAAGTAATTTCGTATACTACTGGTTGCAATGTCTTCTTAACAGCAGGAAATGGAGTTGCCTGAGTTAAATAGCCATTTTGTAGAGTATACACCATACTTGTAGATGGTAACGTAATTGAGCCGCTAGCAGAGAATACATCCACTGCTGCGTCTTGAGCATTACGCCATGCATCGAATAAAAATATACTAGGACTATCTGCTTG